TGTCGTTGCTGGTACCGCCGGTGTAGGCGGTGGCCTGCTGGATGTCGAAGGTGAGGTCGTCGGCGCCGCCGGCCAGGGTGTGGGCGATGATCGCGATACCGGAGTGCCCGGCCATCGAGATCCGCTGCCCGGTGGCGGCGTCGGAGGTGTTGATGTCGACGGGTACGACGCAGGTTCCTACGTCGAACAGCCGGCCGAGCCCTTCTATGAACATGAGTTAGCTCCTCATGCTGCGGGGCGCTACTGCCGCAGCGCTGCTGTCCACGCCGGGGTTCATTGCGGCGGTGGGCGCGTGTGTCTCCAGGTATGCGATTGCAGCCCGGAGTAGTACGGGGTCGTCCTGGAATGAGCCCAGGCCAACGTTGCAGAGGTGGCATAGCAGACCGCGCGGCCTGTTCGTGTCATGATCGTGATCGAAGGCGAAGCGCGTGGCTCCTGCCCTACCCGGCGTGCTCGACTGACAGATGGAGCATCGGCCGGCTTGTTCCATGAACAGCCGGTCGTAGTCTTCGAGGGTCGCGCCGAACACCCCATAGCGCTCGCGACGCTCGCTCTCGCGCCGCTTGCATGCCTCCGAACAAAGCAGTCGCAAGGGATGCGCCGATGCGGCAATCACAGCCGAACAGCCGTCCGCCGCACACTGCCGTTCCCGCCGGGCTGCCCGCGGCCGGCCGGGCCTACCCGACCCGCGTCGCCGGAACGCCTGGTTGCGCCAGTTCTGGCGCACCTTGCATTCGGTCGAGCAGTAGAGCCGGTGGTGCGCGCCAGCGAGCTCCACCTCACTCTGACAGTCCTCGGCCTTGCACTGCATGGCGCGCACCTCCTCCTCTGGCATGTCGGCCTCACTACAGCTACGGGCGGGCTGCCACCTGGATGAACGGGCTCAGGGTGGCGCTGTTGTTGTGCGGGGTGAGCGGCGACTGCAACCACGGGCGGCCGTCGTTGCGGGCAATCGCCCGGAACGTGGTCTTGTCCGAGGTGAACTTGACGTGCGGCGACGAGTCGATGGTCAACGTCTGGTAGTCGCCGACCAGGTACATCGACAGGTCGACGAACGACAGGTCCCCCTGCGAGCCGAGTGCGGCCGGGGCCTTCTCCGACATGCGGACCGGCTGACCGAGCAGGGTGAGCACCGGGGCGGAGCGCCCGTCTGTCAACCACACCGCGGACCCGCCGACACCAACCTGCAACGCCATGGTGGCCAGTTGCACGAACGTGTCCGGGGATGCGATCCAGATGGCGTTGGGCAGCGAGGACGGCAGCATCCTCGCGTACATGTCGATGATGTTTTCCCAGACGATCTGGTTGCCGTTGGCCGCGGACTGCCCGGACCGGGCGGCGACGGCGATCAGCGCGGTGTTGGCCGCGGACAGGGCGCCGAGCGGTGCGCCGGCACCGTTGGCGGTGAGGAAGTCGATGTCCTCGTAGAACGCCATCGCCGCGGGCAGGGTGGCATCGATGAACGCCCCGAACGCACCCCAGTCGCGGATCAGCTCGTTGGGGACGTTGGCCAGGGCGGTCTGCTTGGTGACATCCAGTTTCACCGATGCGAACGCGGCCGAGGACTCGGTTAGTTCGGCGCCTTCCTCCGTGCGGTAGACGACGACACCGCCGAAGATCGACGATACGCGCGAGGTTTCGTCGACCATGGGGATGTGCACCCGGGGGGAGCCCATGGGGATGACGGTGGCCCGGGGGCGCACGATCGCGGATTCCATGGCCAGGCGCATCATCTGGCTGCGGAACTCTTCGGGGACGAGGAGCCCGCCGTCGCTGGGGATCTTCTCGCTGTAGTTGTACAGCTGGTTGAGGCGGGCCTGCGCCTCCGTGGACTGCTGCTTGTTGCCGTGCCAGATGTCCTGCAGGAACGTATAGAAATCGGGCCAGATCCCGTTGAGGGGTGCGCCTTTGGCCCGGGGGTTGTCCAGCTGGGGGGAGGGGCGGGCGCCGGCGGATGCCGCAACATCCAGGTTGATCTTGTTGCCGGCTTTGACCATCTGCTCCTGGTTGTCCTTCAACCAGTCGGTCAGCTGCGCCTCCGTCTGCTCCCGCAGCTGGGCGAGCATGTCCTCGCGCTCGCTGTTCTGAGCGGTGGCGTACGAGGACAGGGCCGCCTTGAAGCTGCCGTCGGCGAACACGGCGGTGAACTTCTCCGGGGTGTCGATGCCCTGCAGGTAGTGCTCCCACTCCCCGGCTGTCGTCGGCAGAGCAGCGTTGGTCGGTGGCTCATCCTTGACCGGCTGCGGCGCGGGAGGCGTCTGCCGGGGCGGCGGTGCCAGCCGGTTGTAGACCTTGCGGTTGTCGGCGACGGTGTAGCCGCGCCGGGCCAGTAGCCGGCGGTCACGGCGGTTCAGAAGCACGCTCACGCGGGCCACCTCTCGGGATAGGTGTTGTGGGACAGCGGCTGCGGGGCGGTCATCGGTGACCGCCTCGCCGGGCAGCACGCCGGGCTGCTTTGACGCGGGACCGGTTACCTCGAGGTGGGCGGCCAACCCGCGATACCCGGGCGGTTGGTGGCCCGTACGGCACGAATCCGCCAAACCAGGCCATCAGCTGTCACCCCCGCCGGCGGTCTGCCAGGGCAGTACGGTCGGCATGACCGCGGGTGGTTCCTCCACCTCGCGCAGGGCGGCCAGGAACGCCTGCGGGTCCCAGGCCACCGCGTTGGACGCCGGGGCGGCCGAGGTCTTCGAGGGCGGTTCGACTGGGGCGGCCGGGGTTTCGGCAACCTCGTCGGCCAGGCCGGCGTCCACGGCGGCCTGCGCGGTGTACCAGGTGCCGTCGGCCCCGCCTTGCATGCGGGCCCGCCACTCGGCGACGGTGCCGCCGCCGCGGTGGGCGTAGATGTCGGCGATGTTGTTCGACAGGTCGTCCAGGAGGGCGGCCATTTCTTGCATGACGGCGGCGTTGCCGATGCACAACCCGTGCGCGTCGTGGATCATCATGCGGGCGTTGCGGGCCATCACCCGCCGGCCGGCGGCCTGCACGATGAAGCTCGCGGCGGAGGCGGCGAGGGAGTCGACGTAGGCGGTGACCTGCCCGGGGTAGCGGGCCAGGGCCCCGTAGATGGCGATGCCGTCGAAGACTTCGCCGCCCTCGCAGTTGACGTGCAGGTCGATGGGGCCGGTGACACCACGGAGCTGGTCGACGAAGTCCTGGGCGGACACACCCCAGTCGCCGATCATGTCGTACAGGTAGACCTCGGTCGTGTCGCCGGCGTTGTGGAACCGGTACCAGGTTCCCTCGGCCCGAACGGCCCGGGCGGGGGCAGTGCGCTCGCGGAGGGCTTCGGCGAGGTTGCCGAGCCTGCCCAGGTCGACCTGGCTGGTGCGGCTGACGCGGTTGAACGCCAACGGCAGTTGCCCGGTACGGCTCAGGCCCAGGATCATGTTTCCGATCAGGTCCATCGGTCCTCCCATCAGCTCAGCCCGGCCATGTCTTGAAGCCACCCGAACCGGCCGAGTACTTCGCTCATGTGGTCGCCGTCTATCGCCACAGACCAGGGGGCGGTGTAGAGCGGGACGATGGTGATGCTGGACTTCGGGTCGTAGCTGTTGTCGTGGCGTGGACCACCCCACTCGATCTCCACCGACCCGGCCTTCGTCTTCACGGTCACCCGGTTGACCTCGGGTGGCTCATAGTCGTCAGGGGCATCGGCGGGGATTGCGTCCTCGTCGAAGCCTTCGCTGACAACGTTCACCGCTGCCGAGATCTTGACCCAGTCCTTGCCGGGGAACACGACTTCGGTGGGTTTGCCGTGCTCGTCCTTCATGCGCAGGCCGATGCCGTCCGCTTCGGTAACCCAGGTGTCCATGGGACCGTTGCCGGTGTTGACCCGGCGTGCGACGGACAGCCGCACAGTGGTGTCCTCGACGGCAGTTGCCTGCTTGTCGGTCAGCGCCAGCCCGTTCCTCTGGTCCAGATCGTCGACGCCGTCGTCGGGGGCGGCCAGGGTGAGGGTGTGGTCCTGGGCTACGCCGTCTTCGTCCTTGCCGCCGTTGGTGACCTTCCACAGAAGCTCGGAGTGGACCGCGTCATCTGTGCTGCGATGCCGCTGGCCGTACACCTCAGGGCGGTCTGATCGCAGGGCACGGGAAAGGGCGTGCTGCTCGGTGGCGTCGAGGGTGATCGTTTGCTGGCCGTCGCTGAAGGTGACGTGACCGTCGTCGTCGGCGTGGCGGACCTGCATCGTGAGGGTGCCGTTGGCCGCCTTGATGGCAGCCTCGGCGATGATCTCACCGAGGCCGGCGCCCCATTTCCCGGTGTGCGGGTCACGCGGTTCGGACGGGTTGTACTTGGCCCAGGTGTCACCGGGTGCGGTCTGCTTGGGCCGCCACACCCCGACCACGGTGCCCCGGCAGTTGATGCCGCCCAGGCAGTTGATGTACCCGCCATACGCCCCGTCCGGGTACAGGGCGAGAACCCCGGTGCGTTCGCTGGGGTGCCGGTCGGCTTGGTCGAGGTCGGAGATGTTGCCCAACCAGCGGCCGTTGACCTCACGGCACGGCCGGCAGGTGTTGCGGTCGTTCTTCTCCGACGCGTACAGGGCGCCTTCGGGGGCACGGCGCAGGGTGGCGACCCGGCCGGCGTTCATCGCGCCGTGCAGGGTGCCGCCGAGCTGTTTGTCGGCGGAGGCGGTGGACAGGTCGTCGAGGGCGGCCTGGGCAACGGCGGCAACTTCGGCGGGTGCGGCATCAGGCCCGGTGCGCAGGGCGGCCCGGGCGGCGGTGATCCGCAGCTCGTCGCCGAGCAGCCCGGCCACCACCTGGGCGACGGGTTGGAACGCGTCGGGTCCGAGGTGTTGGACGGCGACGGTGACATCCTGCTCGGCCGCTTCGGCGGCCAGGAGACGGCTGGCGAGCAGGGCGACGGCGACCATGGAGGCGGTGAGCGCGGCGGCCGCGGCGGCGGTGTCCACCTGCAGGTTGGCAAGGTCGGTGAGCTGTCCGTGTTGGGCGGCGTCCCGGATTTGGTCGACGAGCTGCTGTTTCTGGGCTTCGGTCAGGTCGGCCCACGCGGTGCCGAGTTCGGCGAGTGCGGTGTCGAGGGCGTCGCGCATGGGGCCGATGTCCGGCAGGTCGGCGGGGTCGATGGGAGGCCCGGGCGGTGCTTCCTGCGCCAGAAGATGCGGCAGCGCGGCGGCGGCACCGGGCGGGGTCCAGGTGTTGAGCCAGGCGGCTACGCGGGGCAGGGTGCCGGTGCTCATGCCGGGCCCCGGTACTGGATGGCGAAGCCGGGCAGGCCGAGACCGAAGTCCGGGTCGACGCTGGCTGGGCGCAGCGGGGCGTGCAGCTCAGTCTCGTCGACGGACACCATCGGGTGTGCAGGGCTCATGCCGGCTGGCACGCCGGTCCAGCGGAACGGCTCCTGGCAGTCCGAGCAGTGGATGCGGATGTCGGCGATGAACGCCTTGACGGTGACGCCGTCGGCCCCGGTGATGCGACCGACGTCGACGGTGGCGTCGAAGTTGAGGTGCGGGCACGCGCGGTCGGGGTCCGCACCGGCGGCGCGGTCAACGGGGCTGGTCGGCGTGCTGATGGCGTGAATAGTACAGGTGTGCTGCCCGCTATCCGGGCGTTGGCGACCGATTATCGGACGCCGGGCGTGTCGCCGGTCCCCCGATCTACCTCACGACGCGAAGCGCGGCGGCCGGGGAGTCGGCCGCCGCGCTGTTGTCCCGGTCAGACCCGGGGCCTCCAGGACGCGCCCGGCTGGCCCGCCGCCCCAGCACCCACCGGCACCGGGGTCGGGGCGGGCGGGGTGATGTGCCGCATCGGCGGCAGACCAACCACCAGGGCCGCATCCTCCGGATCCACCCCGGCATCCGTCAACGTCTTGTACGCGGTGGTCTTCGAGTTGCGCTCCTCATTGGCCGCCGCCTGATCCTCCGGCACCGGGTTGGACGGCACAAACTCGTAGCCCTTCCCCATGTCCCCGAACAGTTTCAGGAAGTCCTTGTTGAGCGCCTGCCTGAACCTGCCCAGCCGCGGTACGGTCTGCTCCCGGGCGTAGGTGGTGTCGGCCGCGTCGGCGTTGGCCCGGTTCACCGACTCGGACAGGCCCAGTTTGTGGGCGTGCATGGCGAACGCTTCCCGGATCACCTCCCGGGACACGTTGCGCAGCTCGGCGAACTGCATGTCCTTCTGCGAGTACTTCCTGTCCACCCATTTGCCCATTTCGAGGATGGCCACCCGGTGGGCGTTGGCCACACCGCGGTGCTGCTCGCTCCACCGCTGGCGCAGCTGCTCCCACTCGGGATCCGACAGTGACATGGACCGGTCGAGTTCGATGATCCCGCCCGGTTCGGCGCCGTTGAGGAAGAAGTTGCGGTTCCACTCGGCGCTGTAGCGGGCCGAGTCAAGGTCCATCAGGATGGATTGCACGGCGCCCATGCCCCGGTACGGGTCCATCGGGTTGGGCATCCGGATTTGGATGACCTCGTCCAGGCCGAGCGGCACCCGCTCCCCGTCCGGGCCCAGGTACACGTAGCCGTTGAGGAACTTGGTTGGGTGGGGTACGGGCAGCATCCGGTCAGGGCGGACCGGCCACAGTTCGATGGGCCGGCCGCCGATCTTGACGACCAGCCACCAGCCCTCGCCGGTCAGGTCGACGTGCTGCTGCTCCGACTCCACAAACTCCTGGGTGGTGAAGAAGTCGTTGGGCGCGTTCCACACCGACAGGGCCGGGTGCTCGGTGACGAGGGTGACCCCTTGCTGGTCGCAGACATCGCAGGCCGTCTTCGTCTTCGCGGTGGTGGTGCGGCTGGGCAGCCGGTGCATGTGCCAGTCGACGGCGGCCGTGTCCACGCTGAGCCGGTTGATGATGGCAAACAGGGTGCCCACGGCGCCCATGGCCCGCATCTGGGTGGCCTTGTCATCCGCGCGCAGCGAGCCGATGAGGTTGGAGACGTGGGCGGACACGTAGCGGACGGGTGCCTGGTTGCGGATGAGCCGCCTCGTCCAGCTCACCGCTGGCCGCCGGTGCGGCTGGTGCCGCCCGAGTTGTAGTCGAGGATGAAGCACGCGGCACCGGCCACCACCAGGCCAGCCCACAGGTGCCAGGTGCCGGCGGCGGTGGTGAGCAGCCCGAACCCGGCAACGGGCAGGGCGAAGGGTCGAGCCTTACGCCACACCCGACCAGCCGTGGCGCCGATGGCGCGGGCCGGCTGGCGCAGTCGAACCCGGGTACGGGCGACGGCCTCATACGTGGTCATTTGCGTACCGCCCTCGTTCATCGCGTGCTCTTGGGACGGCACGTCGCTTGGCCGCTACCGACCGCCTCTGGTGGGTCAGTTCCGGGTCTGTGAGCAATCGACGATTCGCTCTCTGTTCCCCGGGTGTGGCCCACCGACAGTTGCCCGGCTCGTAGTTCCCGTATGGGTCCTTGCGGTCCAGGGTAGTACCTGTCGGGCGCTCCCCCATGTCGGCGAGGAAGGCTTCAAATTTCGTCCAGCGCGGTTCGTAGGTGATGCCCCGCCCGCCGTAGTTTGGGTAGCTGGAGTATCCGGGCGAGTCGCATCGGGCCTTCATGGATCGCCACGAATTGTATGCGGGCGACCGGTAGTGCCCGTGTTTGAATCCGGTTGGCACGCCAATGATCCTAACGCGTCTGGCTACTAGAGCCATCGAATGTTCGGTCGGGATCCCAGGTCGACGCCGCCCACGACATACCGTCCAGTGTCGCAGCCGTGATCGTCCTCTTTGAGCGGTGTCTCTTTGATCTTCTTCCCGCCGGAGGTGTCCCAGATGTACCCGGGGATTTCTTCGGCGGTGCAGCACGGTTTCTTGGCATCATCCAACGCCTGGTCGCGCTCGACCAGGGCGCCGCGCAGGATGAGCAGGCGGGGCCGGCCGTCGCCGGCGGGTTCCAGGCGTTTCTCCACTTTCTGGATGCCTTCGGTGACGGCTTTGTGGGCGGCGGTGGTGCCCAGGCCGGTGGCTTTTTCGAAGGTGGCCCGGCCTTCGGCGTCGTGGTCGGCGAAGACGGCAACAGGTCGGGGTTCGGTCCACACCCAGTCGCCGGGCACCTTGGGGTCCGGTTCGCGGCCGGCGTCGACCAGGTGGTCGGCGGGCCGGCGCACAATGCTGAGGATTTTGGCGGCGTGGTCTTCGACCAGGCGTTTGGTGTGGTAGATCTCCCGGTACAGGTACAGCCGGCCGTCTGGGTCGCGGGCCCAGCATTGCAGGCAGAACGGGTTGGTGTACCCGAAGTCGATGCCCCAGTACCGGGGCCATTCGTCGGGGATGGGGAAGTCGTCGACGAGGTGGACGGCCGGGTTCCAGCCTTCGTAGATCAAGCCTTCGGCGGCCACCCATTTGCCGTGGCGCAGCCGGGCTTTGCGTACCCCGGTGAGGTTGTCGAGTTTTTGGATGTAGGCGCGGCCCACCTCGGTGACCACGTACCCGGGGCGGCCGTCGGGCTGCTCAACCTCGTCGAAGAGGGTGGGGTTGTCTTCGTGGCGGCAGTGCAGCATGGTGGTCTGCCCGCGGTTGACGCGGGCCATCAGCCAGTGGGTGGGTGTCCACGGGTTGGTGTCGGCGATGAGCTGCTGGAACGTGATCTTGCCGTTGCGTAGCCGGGTGGTGATGGCTTCCCAGTCGCCTTCGGTGAGTTCGATGGCTTCCTGCACGTAGACGACGTCATACTCACTGGACATGATCTTGGTGGGTTTGTCCATCCCCCCGATCATGATCCGCGAACCGTTCGTGAACCGGTACTGCGGTGGTTCCTCCTGGCTGCCCCCGTAGTACTCGACGTCGCCGGCGGCGAGCGCTTCCTTGGCCACGTGTTCGCGCCAGGTGACCAGGGCGGTTGAGCCGAGGGAGACCAGGGTTTTGCGGACGATGAGACCGCGCATGCCCGGGTTGAGCAGGGCCATGCGGAGCAGTTTCTCCAGGCAGGCCCTGCTTTTGCCGGTGCCGGCCGGGCCGCTGAGGAGCACCTCGTCGGCCCGGGAGTTCATGAGCTGCTGGCAGGTGCCGCGCGGGGCGTACACGTGTTTGAGCGCGGCGGGGGCGGTCATCGCGACAGCAACCGTTCGACGGCCTCGACCTGCAACCAGGCGCTGGCCACCCGGTGGCGGTCGTCGACCCAGGCCCGGCATCCGCCGTCGCAGTGCGCGGGAACGTCACATTGGGCCAGCACGTACCTTTGCAGGCTTGGCCCCCACGCAATGGCCGACTTGGCGTGGTGTCGGCAGTCGGGGTGCGGGCACGGTCCAACGACCGGGGAGGGGCCGTAGCCCTTGTACCAGGCGATCTCGCCGAGGCCACCTCCGCGCTGCTGCTGGCTCATGCCCGCAGCTCGTGGCGGAGCAGGGCCAGCCGCTGCTCGCCCCAGCACACCGAGACGGGGCGGCACAGCTCGGCCAGGTCGGGCACCTTCCTGGCTGCGAGGAGGAGGCGCAGCCAGCTGGCGTCAATCCAGCGCGGGTCGTGGACGTGCAGGTGCGGACGTCGAGGTGTGCTGCCGGGGCAGCACACCTCGATCAGGGGGTACGAGTACCGGCCGATTACCAGGTCGCAGCCAGCGTGCTCGGCGGGCGGGTTGGCCACGGCGGCCAGGGCGTCGGCGACCGCGGTACCGCTGCCGGAGTGCCATTCCTGGTCGAGTTCGATGGCCGGGTCGTGGTTGAGGCACAGGAGCCGGTACGTGCTGCTCACGGTCGCCTTCCGCTCGCCGGGTCAATGTCCTGCGCGGCGGCCTCACGCCCGGCTCGCCACGCCGACTCAACAGCGGCACGGAGGTGCCCCGCTTGCGCCAGGTCCCGAACGTTCGGTGACTCGGGACCCTCGTCGAACCACGCCATCGCCGCGTCCAGGTACACCTGCTCGGGGGGCCGCTCGCCGCTCACCACGTCCTGCCCTTCCGTGTCCGATATGCCCATCCCACTCCTATCGTCGATCATCTGAGCGCCTCGTCATCCACGCCAACCAGCACGTATGTCACGGGTACCCCCTTGTCGACGGCCTTGGCCGCCAGGTTGACACGCCGTTCGGCCAGGCCGGCCGCCACCGCCTTGGAGCACATGTCGGCCAGGAACCGGCGCTCGTCGCCTTCGAGCTTGACCAGGGCGCGAATGGCCTCTCCGGTGGCGTACACGTCCCCGTCCTTTGTCGCCGAGTACTGGTGGCCGATGAGGGCGGCCACCTCCCCGACCTGGATCACCCGTTCGAGGGTGGCCCGGGCAACCTGCCGGGCCGCGTGCTCCGGCATCTCCACCACATCCTCCCCGACGAACTTGGTGCGGGGCTCCGGCCCCTCCAGCACGATCTGACCGGCGGCCCCCAGGTCGCGCAGCTGCTCGGCCGCCTCGTACGCGTCAGCCAACAGCCGGGCGTACCGGTCGACCCGCTGCGCCGACTGGGAAATCAACCGCAGGTACAGGTCGGCGGGGTCGGCGGTGGTGTCCCCCAGGCCCCAGCCGCGCAGGTCCTCGATGATTCGCCCCTTCGACACCAGATCGGTGACCTTCCGGCCGCCGTGCTTGCGGCACGCGGTGGTGCCCTTGACCACCGACCCCACGCACAGCTCCCCGTCCGTTTTGCGGTGATGCCCGTAGTGGCCGCACCGCTTCGGATCGCCGGTCGGATCGCGGGTGGACAGCGGCCGGTTGGGTCGCCGACCCTGGCCCGGCGCAGGTTCGGCACTCAAGGGGTCCTGGTCAGGCATGTCGCCTCCCTGTGTCGATCAGGTGTTCTAACGGTACGGCTCAGGACTGCTCGGCCGGTTGTGTTCCGGCGCCCTGTGCGGGCCGTGGAGGGTCCGGTGCCTCCTCGGGTACCGCCGGCCCGTTTTGGGCGGGCTGCGGCTGGATGGCGGCCGATTCTGGCGTGGTTCCGTCTGCGATCCAGGCGGCGTACAGCACCGCGTCGGCGAGGACGAGCTCGGCAAACCAGCCGGGTTTGTCGCCGGCGTGGAACTGGGCTTGGCCGCACGCATCGACGGCGAGGTTGATGGCGTGCAGCCGGATCTCCTGCTCGGTCATCGGCTCGTTCACGGCTTGAGCCCGTTGGCCGGCGGGAGGTTGGCACCGTTGACGCCGGCGAGCAGCTGCTGTCGGGCGATTTGGGATCGGACCGCGCCGAGCTGTTCGACGAGCTGCTCTTGGATGTGCTGTTCGTGGGCGAGTCGGGTGGGTTGGTCCATGTCGCCGAAGAGGTGTTCGGCGAGGGCGGCGATGCGGAGGGGTGTGACGTCGACCTGGACGCCGTGTCGGGCGAGTTCGGCGATGGTGGTGTTGTTGGCGGCGGTGAGGGTGGCGATGTGGGCTTTGAGCTGGTCGAGGTCGTGGTCGGGCTGGGTCACGGCGGTGTGCTCCTGGGTATCGGCGATGTCTCGGGCGACCGCGGCAACGGCGGCGTCGTCGAGGTGGGGCAGGCGGCTGGCCTGCGGTGGGTTGGGTAGCGCGAAGGCAAGGTCGACGGGGCGTTCGGGCATGGCTCAGTCCTCCGGGTCGGGTATGGCGAGGGCGTCGGCGCGGCAGAGGGCGCAGTTGTGGGCAGGTTGGCCGCGGTGCTTGACGCAGCGGGGCGCGTCGCGGGTTTGGG